GTCACCCCGGAAAATGAATGTCAATTTTAAAGGAGAACCAGAGAGACTACACAAAAGAGGAATCTCTGAAGCTACTTGCAAAAAGTATAGAATTAACAGAGAAGGAAACACTCTACGCTTCCCATATTTTACAAGCGATGGAGTTCTTGCTGGATTCAAAATAAAAAATAAACAAAAGGTATTTACTTATGAAGGATCAGCCACTGACACCTTATTTGGTCAGCATTTATTTCCTACAAGTGGCAAGCGTATTGTTGTTACTGAAGGTGAGCTAGACGCTGCAAGTTGTTATGAAGCTATGCCTAACTGGCCTATGCTATCATTACCTCATGGAGCTGCATCTGCAAAGAAAGACTTACAAAAACAACTACCATTATTTCAAGGATATGAAGAGATAGTATTATTCTTTGATGGAGATGAGCCCGGAAGGAAAGCAGCTGAGGAAGCCGCTGGTATATTGCCCGCAGGTAAGGTTAGAATCGCCCGCCTTGAGTCCTATAAGGATCCATCTGATGCATTACAAGCAAAAGATCCAGAGGCTGTAAGGAGAGCCATATGGGACGCTAAGCCATATAGACCGGATGGGATAGTAGACGGACATAACTTATTACAATTAGTAACCACACCACAAAAGCCATATGATCATGAGTACCCATTCAAAGGACTTAATAAGAAACTACACGGGATCAGGTATGGAGAACTTACGACTTTTACTTCGGGCACTGGTTCAGGAAAAACCAGTATCATGCGGTACCTTGCAACTGACCTACTCAACAAAGGCGAGACGGTTGGCATCTTGGAACTTGAAGCAAGTAATAGAAGAACAGCTCTTGGATTGATGTCCACAGCAGTTGGTAAAAATTTAACACTACAGGAACATGACAAAGAAGAACTCGAACAGCATTTTCTTAATTCCATTGCTGATTGGAAGCTTTACCTTTTTGATGGCTTTGGATCTTTTGACCCGCAACTTATTTACAATCGGATCGAGTACCTTGCCAGTGGATTGGAGTGTCGTGTTATATTCCTAGATCACCTCAGTATATTATTGAGTGGTCTTGATGGAGATGAAAGACGAATGATAGATACTACAATGACTAAGCTAAGGTCATTAGTAGAACGAACAGGTATAGCATTATTTTTAGTTTCACACCTACGGAGAAGTAACAATGACAGCAAAAACCATGAAGAAGGAGGACGTATTAATCTATCGCAGCTCCGAGGATCTCATTCCATTGCTCAGATCAGCGATAACCTCGTGGGACTCGAGCGCAACCAACAGTCCGACGACGGAAGAAGTCCTACTACTCTTAGAATCCTTAAAAACCGTTATTCAGGCGAGACGGGGACGTGCGGAGAATTAACATACGATATAAACACTTGCAGATTTACCGAAAATGAAACTACAAAATCACCAGTTTTCAATCCAGCCACGGATTTTTGAAGGTAGTAATTATGTCCATCCTTGGTATGAAACCTATCATCACAAATTTATAGAGTTTTATGGAGAAGATAATTTAGAATTAATTAAACCTAACCCACCTAGTAAAGAGGCAATAGAACGTGCCAGATTCATCGACAAAACCTATGAGTGGAAAGGTAGGAGCAGTAGTATTCGATCTAGAGACTAATGGACTATCATTCACGAACGAAGATCCCAGAATACATTGTATTGCCTTACACTTCGCCAAGGATTCCCGCACGGAGGCATTTAATGATGAACCGTACTCAACGTCAGCCAAGGAACTTCCTATGGGTAGTAACTACTCTATTACAACTGCGTTATCACATCTGGAGGTCGCTGATGTTATTGTTGGGCATAACATTATTGGGTTTGACTTACCTTTTATACATAAGTTATACCCTTGGTTTAATCCTCATGGTACCATTATTGATACTCTTCTGTTATCTCGCTTATATCATCCGAATCTACTCGATATAGATAAGAGGAATGCATGGGAAAATATGCCTACTAAATTATATGGATCACATAGTCTTAAAGCTTATGGCTACAGATTAGGTGTCTACAAAGGAGACTTTGGTGAGACAACAGACTGGAAAGATTGGTCACAAGAGATGCAAGACTATTGTGTACAAGACGTTAAAGTTACAGAAAAGTTATGCGACCACTTCCACCCTTACCTGACTGGCTCCAATTAGAGCATCAGGTAGCAACTATACTTACTGAACAGGAGAATCATGGATGGTATTTTGATGAAACATCTGCACGGGAACTTGAATCTGCTCTCAGACGAGAGTATGAAGAAACTTGTGAGGTATTACGAAACAGGCACCCTTTCGTTGCCGGATCACTATTTACTCCTAAACGAAATAATAGGACCAAAGGCTATGTCGCTGGCTCTACATTTACCAAGTTAAAAGAGTTAAATCCCACCTCACGTGATCATATATCATGGATATTAAAAACACATTACAATTGGAAACCTACATCACTGACGAACTCAGGGAAGGCGGTTATAGACGAGACCGTATTAAAAGAACTTGGGTCGGATACAGCTCTGAGTTTTCTGAAACTTCTAGATCTGACGAAGAAGCTTGGGATGATATCCGAAGGCGTGAACGCATGGCAGAAGCTTGTTACGAAGTCTAGGATTCACCACCATTGTTCAGTAGCAACTAGCACATTTAGGTGTGCACATAGAAAACCAAATTTATCACAGGTACCATCAGATGAAAGATTCAGACAATTATTTACGGCATCTCCAAATAAAATATTGGTCGGTGCCGATCTTAGCGGTATTGAGCTCAGGATGCTTGCCCACTATCTCGCCCGATATGATAAAGGACGCTATACCGAAATCCTCCTCAATGGAGACATTCACCAAACCAACGCTGATAAAATCGGGATCACCAGACGAGACGTCAAAACAGTCACCTACGCCTTCCTTTATGGGGCTGGAGACCGGAAAATAGGTGTCTCAGTTGACAAACAGTTATCCGATGAGGCAGCTACTAAGAAAGGCCGAGAGATCCGAAAGGCGTATGTTGATGCGATTCCGGGTCTTAAAGAATTACTTGACGGCGTTAAGAAGGCGAGTGAGAGAGGATATGTTTTAGGATTAGATAAGAGACGTATACTCGTCGATAAGCCTCATAAGGCTTTAAACTATTTGCTTCAGGGATCAGCAGCTATCCTAGCGAAGCGTTGGATGGTATTGACTTATGAATACCTACCACCTACTGCACATCAACTTGCATTCGTACATGATGAATTACAATATGAATGTAAAGAATGCGACAGAGAACATCTCCAGTTCCTCCTTGAACTCAAGGCATTAGAAGCTGGAGAATATTATAACTTAAGATGTCCTATAGCAGCTGAATCACAGTCAGGGGCTAATTGGGCAGAAGTTCACTAACCACCCATGAATTTAAAATTATTAATTGATGCCGACTACATTGTATATAAAAACTGTGCGGCAGCAGAAACTGAATTAGACTTTGGCGAGGATGTTATCCTTGTTACTAGTAATTTCAGTGATGCTTACTCTGCAACTTGTAGAGAACTAACTAAACTGAAAAGTGATTTCTACTTCTCAGAACCTGATATAATACTATTCTTTTCTGACACTAAAAACTTTAGAAAGAAAATTTTTGAATCTTATAAAGGGCACCGTAATAGAAAGAAACCATGTGGCTATAAACGTGTTGTTAATCAACTCAAGACTGAGTTTGAAGTAATCATCATGCCTGAGTTAGAGGCGGATGATGCAATGGGTATATATGCTACTCAATATCCCGGAAATGTTATCGTATCTCCTGATAAAGATATGAAACAAATTCCTGGAAAATTGTATAATCTAGAAGAAATATTCACAGTCACTCCGTATGAAGGGAAGGCTTGGCATCTTATCCAAACACTAGCTGGCGACCAAACAGATGGTTACGGTGGAGTACCCGGTATAGGAGTTAAAAGAGCACAAACTTTATTTGATAAAGAAGGCTATAGTTGGAAAACAGTAGTCAAAGCTTTTAGAGATAAAGACTTGAATGAGTATGATGCTATACGTAATGCTAGATTAGCAAAGATTTTAACCTATGAGGACTATGACTTCGACAAACAAGAGCCTAGACTTTGGACTCCCAGCCCCGATTACAACCTTAACGATGGAACAGGACTTCATGATGAGGGTAATGAAGGATAAGGCATATGAAAACTATTATGATCATAAAGAAGAGATCATTACACTCTTATTAGCACTACAAAAGCAAAACTTTGTATTAGGAAATTCACTCACCAACGTAGTACAAAAATGGAATATTATAGGAGAGGCAGCATCGAAGTTTGGGATTTCATCCGAGACCAAAAGCTAAGCTTCCATTTAGGCAATGCCATAAAATACATCTGCAGAGCTGGTTATAAAGGACGCCAGCTCGACCGATGTGAAGATTTAGAAAAAGCTATTAACTATTTACAAAACGAACTCCACCATGAAGAAAACTTTCTTATCCAGTCAGGCGAAGGAATTCCGGACAAAATACAACCTGAAGAATTCTCATTCCAAACGGACACGTACCTACCAGAAGAATCTGATCGTAGAGGAATTTAAAGAGTTCTTAGAAGCTGAAGGAGAGTTATGGCATAAGAATCCTACCTACCCAAGCGAAGCTCTGAAAGAATTAGCAGATCTAGTATATGTCTGCTACCAATATGCTGAGAACATGGGCTGGTTCTTAGATGAAGCATTAGATAGAGTACACCAAAGTAATATGTCTAAACTCGGTAGAGATGGTAAACCATTATATCGAGAAGACGGAAAGGTTCTTAAAGGACCAGACTATGAACCACCAACATTAATGGATTTAATATAATGACAGAATTAATCTCCCGCACTGGTCGGGTCCAGTCTTGGCTGGATAACCCAGAATCAAGACTTCCAGTGAGCTGTACTGTATTTGTTGTCGAAGACTCTATGGAGGGTCCAGAGGGCATAGAGGCTAGCTGGAGATTCGCCTCCCACGCACTTAGAAATGGTGCGGGGTGTGCTATACACTTATCTAATTTACGTCCAAAAGGAGCTGACAATGGTCGTGGCTTAACTGCTAGTGGCCCAGTATCCTTTGGCAAAATCTACTCAGTACTAAACGAAATATTACGCAGAGGTGGGACGTACAAGAACGGTGCAATTGTTCTTCATATCGACCTAGATCATGCTGATATTATAGATTTTATAACTACTCCTAGATCTGAACTACCTTGGGTTAAAAGATGTGTTGATCTTAACCAAGAAATGTGGGATAATGCAGATCAACTAACAAAAGATGCCTTAATATATGGTATCAAGTCAGGTGATATCTGGCTTAATAAAATCAAACATAATAAACAAGGAGAAAGAATTTATGGCAACGTCTGTCTTGAGGTTTACTTGCCCTCACGTGGA